GGAGGTCGTCGGTTCGATCCCGTCTGGCTCCACCATTTTATTCGCTCCCATAGCTCAGTTGGTAGAGCACTTCCATGGTAAGGAAGGGGTCATCAGTTCGAATCTGATTGGGAGCTCCATTTAATATGAAAACAAAAATAATAGCTATAATCCTCCGACCCTTGACCTTGGTCCGTCGGCTAATGAAAAAAACTTCTGACCGGAAAGCTTGTAAAAAAGCGCCTTCCGAGGAAACTTTACACATGAGACCTTTTTTGTAATTGATTTTTGTTATACATTAGTATAACAATTTACTACGAACCACACACCACCTAAAACTAAATAAATATGAGATTCAATCCAGATTACGAACCCGACCCTGATTTAAGCAGGGAGAAGTTTCAAACACTAGAAACCTTGGACGATTTGCCAGGGGATGCGGCAGAGCAGCTCGAAGAGATTCGTGAAAGAGTTGTGGAAATGTTGAAGCATGAAGAGGACACAAAGGACCGAGACTCTTTGGTTACTTACTTTGCATTTCAGGAATTTCAGATTCATGCCCTTCAGGCAGAGATCGCGAATGTTCACAAAATGTTAATCCTGTTAGCGAGGGCGATCGACAATGGAGAGTAAAGACCTGCCTATTATTAAAATAATAGAGTTTCGGGATGTGATGTATTCCGAGATGGATCTGGAGATGGGTGATAACACTCATAGCATGCTTGCTGATTGGGGCAGGGATATCGCAACGGATGCTGATTTTATAAATATCGCAATTCGTGAAGGTTTAGAAAATTACGTAAAAAACTTAGAGGAGGGTAAAAAAGATGGTGCGGATGCCGAGAGAGTTGATGAAGATTAGTATCGTGCAGTACGGTAACGAGGTCAGTGCTTCGATACCGGAAGACTCCAGCCTTGACCGTATAATGATTGCGCTGAAGGGCTTGGTCGTCGCGGCGGGTTTTCACCCGGTCAATGCGGATCAGCACATGCTGCCTGATGATTGGGGTATCAGTGAAGCGTTTAGTAAAACTGCTGAGAAACCTACAACCTCTGAATTTGACAATTTCGATGAGTAGCCCGGAAGAACATCACGAGCTTGGGCCGAGCACATTAAAGTATGTGGAAATTTGCCCAAGCTATCGATCGAGCAATGAGACTAATATTTTTGCTGAGGAAGGCACCATGCTTCACTCGGCGGCTGAGACAGGCAACCTGGACGGCTTAAATGAAGAACAGCTTCGTCTGGTCATCTCATGTTTGGATTATATTAAACCTTTGGAGGATTTAGCAGATGATATCCATAAAGAATTACGAGTCAGTATTCGCCATGGGAATTAGTACCATCGAGGGCATCATCCGGCAAAACACTGAAAACAAGCTGACGCTTTTAGATTTCAGAGAGCCGGTAGAAGGAACATCAATCGTGATAATTGATGATATGGTTCATGTGGAAACACCGAATGGGAACATTCCGATCTACATGTTTAAAATGAATAAAAATTTACAGAATATTTTGAATGAGTACTACGATATTTGGAACAGTTGACAGGGTTATTATCAAGGGAGATCATGTTGATCTCGTGGATTTTAAATTCGGCATTGGAGAGATTGATGATGCTGACATGAACATACAGGGCCAGGCGTACCTCTTGGGAGTTATGGATAAATTCCCTGAGCTACAGACGGCCACGGTTCACTTTCTAATACCTCGACGAGATGAGGTATTAACTCATGATTATACCCGTGCGGACATGGAAGATATCCGGTTGCGTATAAACATGATAGTAGAAAAAGCAGAGCTTGAGACAGCTGAAGCGATACCTAACACTGAGGGGTGTAGGTACTGTAAGCACAAGCTTTCCTGCCCTGCCCTCTCTGACAAAATGCTTCCGCTCGCCAAGAAGTACAGCGCTAGCGTTGAAGACTTCGAGATGAGTCTGTGGGGTAATTACAGTCCCGAAAAAGTGGATGATCCTATGGTATTATCCAAGATGTTAAATGTCGCACAGGTCGTAGATAAGTGGCAGGCAGCGGCTAAAAAGCAGGCATTAAAGCTTGCGGTTGAGGAAGGTGCCGAGATTCCTGGCTACGATCTTCATTACAGAAACGCCAGCATGGGGATTGAGGATGCACAGGAAGCGTTTGATGCAGTGTCTCATATCATGAGCCCAGATGATTTTATGGGTGCGTGTAAAGTTAGCGTTTCAGCGCTTGCAAAAAAGTATGCTGAGAAACTTGAGCGTGGGGAGAAGAAAAATGCTCGGGCTGTTATTGAGCTGAGCTTGGAGGAGGCTGAGGTGTTACCTCCCGAAGAGGAGCGCGACCGCAGCCCTTATTTACGGAAATCCCGAAATCTTTAATTTGTCCAGAGTGTATAACACTATTAGACAAATGATTAACAACAATACAAAATACAAAATAGGAAAATAGAAATGGCAAAGACAGCATTAAGTGAAAAAGTAAGTGAAAAGACCGCGGAAGCCGAGGCTTCTGGCGATATCATTGAGGGATCACCCACCGGTGCCTTGGCGGGACCGACCGGCGCGGGTATTACAGGTGATCTGGACGCATCCGATATCTCGTTTCCGAGATTACAGATCGTTCAAGGAATGGGTAACCTTTCCGAAAACTATAAAAAGGGAGAGATCGTTTTAGATGGCGAGTCTCTAATATCTGACGGCCCAACTCCTGTGGAGTTTACGGTTTGCCGCATAGGGAAACAGTTTGAGGAAAATGTGGACTGGGACTCCGGTGAGATTCCTCGCATTGTGGCTAAATCAGAAGCCGTAGAAATCGGCGGAAGCTTTGAGTGGGGCCCTAATGGCGAGAAGCCTAATTGGCTGCCTATAGCGGATGCCTTGATTTGCATCAAAGGGGAAGACCCTGATGTGTTTCCTTTTGAGTACGACGGGAACAATTACGCATTCGCCTTATGGAGAATTAAAGGAACTGCTTATAAGCGTGCAGCGGTACCGATTTTTACAGCCGCTCGGATGTATTATCGTGACGGGATCAATACCGGAAGTTTTCTTTTAAATACAGAGAAGGCAACCTTCGGGGGGAAATCTGTTCATGTTCCTAAGATTCGAAGAGGATCAAAAAACGATCCTAAGTTCATCGAATGGCTAAAGGATTTCTGCTGATCATATTAGATTAGTTCATGTGGTGTGAGAGCGGGTATCGAGTTTTGTTTTTTCTCCTCGGTGCCCGCTCAGACCGCCGCATAAATTTTACAACCACACACCACAAATATTAATGAATAAAGTATTGGCACTAGATTTTGAGACCTACTATTCGAAAGATTATTCGATAGCAGGCAGCAGTACATATCAGTATGTACACCATCCGGAGTTCGACGCATATCTTGTCTCCTTATGGAGCCCCGATTTGGCGTATGTAGGAAGAACGGAGGATTTTAAAGATTGGAAGAAGTTAGATGGGTGCACCTTCATTGCACATAACGCCTCCTTCGATCAGAGATGTTTTGAGCGATGCCAGGAGCTTGGGATTATTCCCGACATAAAAGTTAAATGGATATGCACGGCTGACATGTGCGTCTATTTTCAGTTCCAGAGAAATTTAAAAGGTTCAGCTAAAGAGATTCTCGGGGTTGAGATGGACAAAGGAGTCCGGACAAACATGAAGGGAAAAACCTGGGCTGACATGATCGCCATGGACGAAAGTAAAGCGGTCCTTCAGTACGCCCTCGATGACTCTAAGTATACATATCAGATATGGGAAAAGTACTTCGACCAATGGCCGGAGCATGAGCGTAGACTTTCCGAGATGACTCGGGCCATGGCGTATCGTGGCTTGCCCATCGATCAAAGGGCTTTGGCGGACGGTATAGATAAATTAGAAAAACACCTGTTCGAGGCAAAGAAAGCATTGCCGTGGTACGGTGAGGTGGATCCAGACACAAAAAAGGAGTATGTCGTTTACTCTAAAAAAGCGATGGCGTTGGAGTGTAGAAAAGCGGGAGTAGAACCGCCTAAAAGTCTCGCGAAGGACTCCCCTGCTCTAGCGGAATGGATTAAGGAGCATGGTGATAAGCTTACCTTTGTGTCTGCGATGCAGAATCATAATCGTATTAACATGCATCTTCAGAGGTTACGTTCGATTAAGGACAGGCTGACCACAGAGGACCGCATGTCGTATAACCTTAAATATTTTGGCGCAGATGCTACGGGCAGATGGAGTGGAGATGCAGGGTTCAATGTTCAGAATATGCCCCGGGACACTAAGTACGGTGTTAATATTCGAAACATGGTGTCCGCGGGTGAAGGTAAAACCTTAATAATTTCTGACCTTTCGCAGATCGAGCCTCGACTAACGGCTTTCGTCGCAGGAGATTTCGACTTTCTTGATCTGATTCGGAAAGGTATGAGTCCGTATGAAGCACACGCTCGGCAGACCATGGGCTGGACAGGAGGTAAATTAAAGGATGAAGATCCCGAGCTCTACCTTCTCGCTAAAGTCCGTGTTCTTCAGTTGGGCTATGGCAGCGGTTGGTTTAAGTTTGCGGAGACGGTAAAGCTGTATGGTCAGCAGCAGATATTAGATAATGATTTCAGCCGCGAAGATGAGATAAGATTTCAGAAATTCGCGAATAGTTATCAGCCCGCAAAAGGTGCGATGTACCCTAACCTTTCGACCGAAGACCGTCGGCAATGGGTCAATGCCTTCATCCAAGTCCAGGATTTCCGCGATAAAAACCAAAGGATCGTGAGCCAATGGAAAGATCTGGATCGCCAACTAAAGTCGGCGGCCGGAGAGGGTGCAGATTTCATGGTACCGATCGAGTCTGGCAGAGAGTTAAAATATTACCGCTGCCGGCATGAGCCGGACGGTGTAACATGCGCAACTCAGAAAGGATCTATACGCAGGGTAAAAATGTACGGGGCCAACCTATTTCAAAATAAGGTTCAGGCATTGGCTCGTGATGCGTTTGGGAGAATACTTACAAACCTAGACCACGCAGGATTCGATGTGGTTTTGCATGTTCACGATGAGGTTGTTGTAGAAGTCGATGAGGCTTATGCGGAAGAATCAAAATCGGCGATACAGAAAATAATGAGCCAGCCGCCCGAGTGGATGGACAGGGTTCCATTAGCATCAGAAGCGATAATATCAAAGGAGTATACGAAATGATTATAGGATTAACGGGAAGAAAAGGGTGTGGAAAATCATCAGTCGCTAATATTTTTAGAGATCGTCTGGGTTACGAAATCTTAAGTTTCGCTTCCCCGATCAAGGACATGCTTAGGGTTCTTGGTCTGGGGGATGCGGAACTAAATGACCCTACGATTAAAGAAATCCCTCTCGACGAGTATGGAAAAAGCCCACGGGAACTGATGCAGATTTTGGGCACTGAATTCGGGCGTGAGCTCGTCTCGCAGAATATATGGGTCAGGGCTTTAGAGAAGCGTATAGATGATGGTAAAAACTATGTAATCGATGATGTGCGATTTCCGAATGAGGCGGCAATGATTCACGCAAGAGGTGGAAAGGTTGTTCGCGTGTATCGTCCGGCACAGGAAGAAGAAGCGGCAAAAGACAAACATGTGTCCGAGTCAGGTTTAGATTCTGAGCAGATCGATTGCGAGCTACGAAATTCATCATGTTATGTAACAGATTTAGAGCACACAGCTATTAAAACATTAGAAGATTTAATTTATTATGGAACTATTTACGATACCCAACCTGTCAGCTAGTCAGGTTAGCCGCACCAAACCGTGGGAGCTTTCTTATGAGCTTCCGGAATTTCGCAGCTCGAACGAGTATAAGCAGTGGGCCGCCAGACCGAGCACAAGATATGGTGCTCACAGCACAGCCGAAGGGGTTGACCCTAATCAACGGGTTAGCTCACAGAACCCTGTAAGATTTCTGCATGGCGTGTGCGTAGATTGGGACGCCACTTTTAACGATGAAGAATTCGAAGATATTGTCCGGCGTTTAATCGACCATGAATATCCTGTTAATTATATCAGCCGAAGTTTTAGCGGGGGCATTCACGCGGTGTGGTTTTTTGAAAGCCCTATTTTTATGCACGGGCCTAAAAGTAATGCTCGGTTCTTAAAGAGGCTATCGAAAGAAATGAAGCTGGATGGTCGCGATGCGGTCGCTCGCGGGTTTGACATGGGTAACTTCGAGAAGCAGCATTATCTTTTGCACGGTGACGATTGGCGTCCTGTTGTCCCCAAAGCAAGGATTTCAGAAAGTTTGCTGCAATATTGGCAGTACGAGGAGTCGAAGAGTTCTGATTTTATAAGTCAAGGTCCGACCATTCCGCTGGATGTTGTATTTGAAGAGGTTAAAAAAGTGTGGCCGAATCATGAATGGCCCGGTGAATTTGTGGAAGGAAGTAGGGGTCCCACTTACTGGGATCCAGGTGGGCAGCATAAGACAGTAAACTCCGCGATCGTTCGTGAAGCAGGAATGCAAGTGTTTAACATGCCTAAAGGGTTCTATACTTGGGCCGAGATATTATCTCCCGGTTTTGTCAGGCAGTATGAAGTCGGTAGAATTGGCGAAGCGATTAAAAACTACTGGACCGACGGGAAGAATTATTTCATTCAGGATGAGACCGGTGGGTTTTTAGTGAACAATAAGGATGATACACTGCTCGACCTCCAATGTCGGCATGATTTAACCTCCCGGCCGGGTCGAAGCGAAAATGTAAGCGAGGCTCGTAGAGCGCTGCATATGATCAACACGAGCAAACGGGTGGAAGCAGGAGTCCCTTTCTGTTTTACGAAAAGCCGAATTGTTAAACATGAGAATAACACTTATTTTAACACTGCGCGGGTTAGACCCCTTTCTCCGGCTGATTCATCAGGTGAATGGGGGGAGGGCTTTCCCACCATCGCTGCATGGATGACTCACATGCTGGGAGAGGAGCAACTGAAACACGAACTTACTTGGCTCGCATATGCGTATTCAAATGCATACGCCGGTCAACCCAAGCGTGGGCATGCACATTTTCTAGTGGGTCCTCCTAATTGCGGGAAAACACTGTATAACAGTGTAATACTAGGAGGGTTATTTGGGGGTGGAATTAAGGCGTCTGATTACTTAACAGGTAAAGATGATTGGACTGATCATTTGTTTGAGTTCGGTGCTTGGTTAGTTGACGATGAGGCACCAACCGCTAGCACATCCATGCACACCGCGTTCACTGCTAGACTCAAGGAGCACATAGCGAATGACACCTTTCTGATAAAAGGGAAGTTTCTTAAAGCGGGTCGGGCTTACTGGCGCGGGAGGATAAGCATTACGCTTAATGATGACCCGGTTTCCATGAGGCTGCTCCCTGATCTGGACATGAGCATAA